GGCTCAGACGTGCATCACCTGTTGCGAATCGCACCGTGGGGATGCGATCGCCGCTTGTTCTATGAGAAGTCTGGAACGCCGGCCGACTTCCCATTTTTCGGCAACGCCTCGACGCGACGCGGAACAGTCCTGGAGTCAGTGGCGGTTAACGAATATGAGCTAAGCACTGGCGCGAAAACGGAGCCAGCCAAGTTCATGCGCCACAGGGCATATCCAGGGATTGGCGTACACATAGACCGTATTGTAATAGATGATGCCAAACATGGGCCTGGCGTGCTTGAGGTAAAGGTGCCAGGTCGAGAAATGTTTCTTAACGTTAGGCACAACGGGCCTCCGGTGGCGTGGAAGCTTCAGGTGCAGCATGGAATGTGGGTTGCCGAGCTGGCGTGGGGCAGAGTGTTGGCCTTTAATGCAGACCTGTGGCAGATGCTGTGGTGGGACTACGAATACGACCCGGCGGCGTCGGAAATGATACTAGCGAAGGGGGTTGCGTTTTGGCGAGCCATTGAAGCTTATCGCGGAGGCGATTATTCGGCGATTCCAAGCAAGCTTGATCCGTCCGACAGTCGCTGCAAAACGTGCCCTTGGCGGAAAACTTGTCAGGGTCTTGCGAACGAGAATGATCTTGAGCCAGAACTAAGTGGTGAAGAGGTCGTTTTTGACCCCGATCTGCGACAGCTGTCGCTTGACCTAATAGAGGCAAAGCAAGCAGCCAGGGCCGCAATACAGCACGAACAAGAGCTGTCCGAATTACTCAAGAGTAGAATGGGGGGAAGAAGAGCCGTCCAAACCGGGGCGTCTATGGTGACTTTGCGTGCAATCTCGCGCAAGGCATATACGGTGCCACAGTCAACTATGTGGCAGCTTCGCGTTCATCCAAACCATGAGCAATGACAGCGAGGCCAACAATGATGCCAAATGCGCACTGTGTGGCCGCAGAGCGACAAGAACAGAGCGACTGTGCGACGGCCGCAGCAAGCATATGTGCAGTCGATGCTACAGAGACTATTGCGATCCTCCGCCGTTAATTGCGCCAGAGTCGCATGATTTTTGGAACGTCGTTCTGCAAAATATCAATGCATATGATAAGAAGGCCAACGTCAAAACAACTTGAAATCCTTCGGTCGCTATACGCCAGCCAGAAAAAGACTCTCGATCAACTGGCCTATACGTATGACTTTGACAACCTTGTTGCACGTTTTCAAGAGGCAACGTTGTCTGCGTGGTTTAAGCGTGATGTTTGGATGGCTCTAGCCAGGCTTCGGCGAGAAAGAAGGCTTCCAATAAAGAAGAGGCGACGGCCATGAAGATTTACCTTTCGGCCCGATACAGCCGCGCAAAAGAAATGCGCGCAAAGGCCGCAGAGCTGAGGCGGCTTGGATTTACTCCAAACTGTAGGTGGATAGAAGAGCTTCAGAAGCCGCACGAAGAGCGCGACCTGTGCGACAATGCAAGATATGCAGAAGAAGACCTTGGCGACATTGAAACATCGGATTGCATAATCAGCTTCACAGAGGGCCGCGGCGCGCCTGTGCGCAGCGGAGGCAGGCACTTTGAGGCGGGATACGCATGTCGAGCTGGACTGCGCATGTTCTTCGTCGGCCCGCGTGAAAACGTATTTCATTTCCTGCCAGATGCAAAATTCTTCGACACATGGGAGCAGTGCCTTGATGAATTGCGCGCGGCTCCCACTATTGGGAGGAATCAAAGTGGGCTTCGTTAGAGCATCAAAAGAGGCCGCCCGTTTGCGAGCGGCATTCATTGGTCCGCCAGGCTCGGGCAAGACATACTCTGCGCTCAAGGTTTTCTCCAAGATGGCAAAGCCGGGCCAAAAGATCGCGCTGATTGATACAGAGCGAGGCTCTGCGTCCAAGTATGCCGACATTTTTGAGTTCGACACCAAGACGTTGGCGTCTGGCAATCCCAAAGAATACATCAGCTCAATACGAGAGGCCGTGTCTCTTGGATTCGACTACCTCATCATAGACAGCCTGTCGCACGCATGGGCTGGCACAGACGGCGCGCTAGACCTTGTTGACAGAGCGGCGGCTCGCTCTTCAAGCGGCAACAGATTTACTGCCTGGCGAGACGTTACGCCGCTTCACAATGAGCTGGTTGATACGATCCTGCAATGCGATTGTCATGTAATCGCAACGATGCGAACCAAAACTGACTACGTTATGGAGGACGACGAGCGAGGCAAGAAGAGGCCTGTCAAGGTTGGCCTCGCCCCAATCCAACGGGACGGCGTAGAGTATGAATTCGATGTAGTTGGGGTGTTAGACGAAAATAACACCTTGCACATCTCTAAGACGCGGTGCCCGGCCCTAAAGGGCGCAGACATCCGCGAGCCTGGAGAAGAGCTTGCCAAAACACTTTCGGATTGGCTTGGCGAGCCAAATGCGCCGTCGCGCGACAATCCGCTAGCGTCCGCCTTCCGTGCTATCGGAGTGTCCGTTGCCGAGCTGGAGCAATACTTGAAACACCCAATTGGGGCGTGCTCAGAAGAAGAGACGGCGCACCTGAGAGATGTGTACGCAAAGGTCAGAGCCGGCTACGAATTGTCCGATGTTTTTCGCACCGCCGCGCTCAAACCAACCGCGCCAAAGACAATGGCCGAACTGCGGCGACAAAAACGAGAATCTGCCGTTGCGGCAACAGCCGGCGAATCGTCTCCAGCGGCCAATATCGCTGCTGGCGGCGAAGCGGAGTAGTCGGCCGATAAGCCTCGACCCGAGTGCCTAAAAATGATCGTTTTAGATATTGGGCGTCACAATGCGGCATCAGCTCCCACCGCACGACCAAGAGGCCGAACGCAGCGTCATTGGGAGCTTGTTGCGAGACGGCTCGCTGGCGGATGATATTGCGCCAGTCCTAAGGGCGGAACAGTTCTATCTGGACTCTAGCCAGAAAATATACACAGCCATTTTGGAGCTGCGCGACAAAGGGACTCCTGTTGATATTGTTACGCTGGCCGACAGGCTGAGGTCGAAGCATCAAATTGATGACGTTGGGGGATATGATTATATAGCAGGATTGTTGGATGCCGCGCCAACAACGGCCAACGTGGAATATTATGCGGGAATCGTGAAAGACCATTGGGTTCGCCGATCTCTAATCTGTGCTGGAAACGATATTGTCCGAAGCGCGCATGATGGATGCGGATGCGTTTCGGAACTTGTAGAAAAAGCTGAGGGCGAGATATTTAAGATTGCCAATTATGGCGCGGCCGGAGTGGCGAGTCATGCATCTTCTATTGTTGAGGCAGTGTATGACAGGATAGACAAGAGGGCGAGAGCAAGAAATGGAGGAATTGCCGAATATGTTCCGACAGGCCTAATTGATATAGATCACATTCTTGGCGGCGGTCTCAATGGCGGAGAGCTTATAATAGTGGCCGCTCGGCCAAGCATTGGCAAAACAAGCTGCGCCATGTCTATTGTTCGTAACGCCACAAGGTTGAATCTTGGCGTGTTCGTGGTCAGCTTGGAGCAGACCAAAGAGGAGTTGATGGAGCGAATGCTGGCCACTATCGCCGGCGTGAACCATCAAAAGCTAAGGCGAGGCTTGCTGAATGAACAAGAGTACGGCAAACTTCTGTCGGCCGGAGAGTCTGTTTCGCGGTCCGGCCTGTTTATCGACGACGCTCCGCGCCAGACAATGGCTAGGATTGCGTCCAACGCCAGGAGGCTAAGGCTTAGAAAGAACATCAGTCTCGTTGTGATAGACTACTTGCAGCTGGTCGAGCCTGCGGACTCAAAAATCCCTAGGCACGAGCAAGTGGCCGCTATTTCGAGACGCCAGAAGCAGCTGGCTAACGAGCTAGGCATACCGATTTTGGCCCTGGCGCAGCTTAGTCGCAACGTCGAATATCGCGCCGAGAATATACCAAGACTGGCCGATCTAAAGGAATCTGGAGCAATTGAATCGGACGCGGACGTTGTAATGCTGTTGCACAGGCCGCCAGACAGGCCACCAAATGTGCTTGATATAATCGTGGCAAAGCAGCGGAATGGGCCAACTGGCGAAGCCAGCGTCCTGTTCGATAGGGCGTCCGGCAGAT